TCCGAAACGCAAACAAGTAGTAACGAAGCGACGATGGCAGGTAGCTCGCCATCGTCTCCCAGAGCTTCGCTGATCGGCTTCGCTTTTTATCCGCTACTGCCGATCATTGTGGATTCACCGTGCCTTCATCCTGCTCGCGTGCCCTGTCTCGACCATCCTGTCATTGATCTGCACACCGCCAAACCAGACATCGCCCAGCCATCGCCCGTATTTGTCTTCCACATTTTTGAAGGTCTGGACTCGGACAGTTGAACCAAACGGAACCAAGTGCCTGAGATAATCGCGTGCCTCTTTGCCGCCTGCCTGCGATAGCTCGGGGGCGTTGATGCGGTAAAGTCTGATTGAGTCCTCGATATAGATCCTGCGGCCCATGTCGATGCGGAGCGTCATTGTGTCGCCGTCGTGGATTGATAGCACTTTGGCTTGATACCAATACTCAAATTCATTCATTGGTTGCCTTTCTACGTTGGTGCGGGGCATGACGCCGCAGCCGTAACTATGCTTTCAGTGCCAGACTGGATCTGTTTTCCAGGCTGCAATGTCAGCAGCCTTTGTCTCTGCATACTGTTCTGTGTTCTGGTGCGTGATCATCCTGACGGGCTCATTTGGATTGGTGACGTAACCAACATTCCAGCCGCGTCGCGTCACCTGATGCGATCTCCAGCCGTCTTCATCTGCGTGGTATTGCCTGCCATCGCCTGCGAACGGATACGGGCCGATCTCCTTGGCTAGTGCGGATCTGATTGCAAAGCATCCGCCAGCCAGATTCATGTAGCCGGTTGCGTCTCTAAACTGAATGTCCCGGACCTGCTGCACTGGTGAGTTCATGGCGTTGCTCATCAGCGTCCGACCTTCCTCGGTTCCGCTGTAGTCCACCCCGCACGCTCCCAGCTTTGGAATCCGGTCAAAGGCACAGGCGATGAAGTGCTGCCAGTTCTCCCCCGGCAGAATATCGTCGTCTATCGTTACGTAGATGTCATGCTTTGACGAATCGAGCCGTTCAGCCAGGGCATTGTTCAGGGCGTGACATTTCGAGGGCGTGCCGTCCAGGATGTGAAACTCTGTTGGGTAGGTGAAGGACATTTGAAGCTCGTCAATCGTCGCCTGAGCCACTGCCAGTCGATGCGTTGGGACCACCACAAGAAAACGCGGACCCGCTGGCGATGTCGGTGCGTTTCGTTTGTTCTGCTGTAGTACATGGTTGAGCAAAGCCGGATTGCGGTGCTCGGTATAGTTACCGCTTGCTGTCCCAGAGTCCGCAATTGCTCGCAGGATCGCTCTTAGGTTGATCGGAATCCGCTTCGCATTAATGCCGCCCTGTTTGACTCTGCGATATCTTGGGAGCGTCGATGACGCGGCATCACCATGACGAACCCAGATCCAGCCAACTGCATTAGAGACAACCTTCGTTTGCCATCGCTTGTGGTATCCCCAGTGCTGTTCCTGATGCGGATCTTTGTCGTGATCAGTTACCAGCGTCACAAACTGAATTCCGGGATGATGCAACAAAAAGCATGTCTCACGCCAAAAAACGTAACCGTTCGGCCAGATCAAATTCCACTCGCCTGACTCCGGGGCCGCTTCCCGTGTCCGCTGGCAATACTCTTTGCAGATCACGTCGTCATCGTCCATGCGGCTGACGATCTTTCGCCCCTCTGGAAGCTCCCAGTTCTCGCGATACAGCTTCCAGTTTGGCCGGTGAAGTGCTTTCACCTCGCAGCCGGTAGACCTAAACGCTTCAAGTCGTTCAGGCAGAAATGGATCGTCAGGATTGACGGCAATGTGAATGACTGGCTTGACGGTCTGGTATGCCAGTGATGGAATCGCAGTGTGCCGCGAGATCTCCAACCGTCGCTCTGACAATCGTGGATCGGTGTAGGCCGACTGGATGATCATGATGTGCGGAATCATTGAACTTGCTTCTCAATGTAATCTCTGTGCGTTTCCAAGGGCCGACGCTTTACGATGTTGGCCCCTTTCTTCTTAATCACATAAACGGGCTTTGCCGCCTCATGTTCCGACTCAACACTTGAAGGAGTTGGGAGCAGCTCCGCGAGGAAGTCATGCAGGCCATCGCACCAAGCTGGCTCAGTATTGTTGATGATGGTCGCGCGTGCGGTTAGTCGCTGAAATGTTTCCTTCTCGGCCTGATGCTGGAAGCGTGCGAAGAATGGCCGCGTGCGTTGTGGCGTTCCTCGATACACATTTCCGTAGAGCACTTCCCAGAGCATGGTATTTTCATGCAGATTGAAGTCGTCGAACATGGTCCGCAGCTTGTCTTTTTCCAACCAGTGAGGCAGATGCGTTGCGTAATCGTGTTGGGTTAATCCACGCGCCGCCAGAGCTTCCATTGACGCCGTCTTCCGCTTCTGCCAACTGTTGCTCTCGTCTGGTCTCCACGGCTCCGCACGGGGCGTCTTGATGTCGTCCAGCGTGACCGTTCGCAGGAAATAAATGTCGTCTATCATCCAAACGCACTCAGGGTCGATCTCCGCATGTGTTGCGATATAAAAGACCTTGCCGAGCATGTCGCGAAACGCTCGATTTGGCTTCGTGTGCGGGACTCTCTTTTTTAGGATGACGTGCCCGTGATACCAGTCGGGCTTGTCACCGATGATCGTGATCTTTGCCTGACCTTGAAAAAACGTCTCGACTGATCTGATAGACCATCGAAGTTCGTCAGCCTGTGCCCCGCCGTCCCAATAGGGCCAGACGAATTGCATCGCCGGGGCATCTGGTGCTCTGTGCTTTGTTTCGCCGCACCCGCCGCATGGCTTGGGATTGGCTCGCAGTTCGCCGGAGCGGTGTTTTCGGACTAGCAAATCTGCGGTTTGGGAAAAAAAGTCTGTGGCTGATTTTTCTTTGGCATACGGGCACACATCGCAAAGCACAGCCGGAACGAACCCGTGGTGAATCAGGTCAATCGTATTCTCGCACCCGACGTTTTCGCTGTGATTGATGTTAAATCTATAAATACAGGGCTTCATGCTGGCCCCACTGTTATTGACGCTGGCACTGATTGTGTGGTCTGGCAAAGATTTACATTCGACCATTTTCGAGGCAGTGCAGGATTGAAAAAGTCTAGCCTCACATAATCTAGACTGTGCGGCACTAAACAGTTCAGCGAACCGGGTGTATAAGGTTTCTCCCAGCGGATGAGTGACGCCGTTCCCGTGTCAAAAAACACGTATGTGCATCGAATCGCAGACCCAGTGAATTGCAACAAAACCCGGTTATTGAACCCCGGTCCTGTAGTGCAGGGCAGCTCGGCAGATCCGTAGTCACACCCTGCTGTTGGGTAGAGCAAATATTCAACCTGGTTGTACGGCGCACAGCAGGGATTCACTCCGGTGCCAGTATACCCGATCGTTGCTTTCATTACCGCAGGCGATACGCTGCCGATGCAAGCTGTGCATACAATCAGAGCGGCAGACGATGCCCCGGATTGTGATTGTGATTGTGATTGTGATTGCGATTGTGATTGGCTAGTGCTCGGCGGAGTTGAATCACTTGGCGGAGTTTGGCCGCAATGGCAGCATCCAAGCAGCATTAGACACTCTCCGAGCAACTGTGATCAATGCTTACAGAGCCCCCTGCACAATCGGCTGCGTATGGCTGCCATTCGCCGTCGATCCATTCAACCTTGGCATATGTTCCGGAGTCGATTGAAATGTTCGTAAATCGGTTTGTGACTGTGATTGAGTCGCAAGACGGCGTCAGATCGCCGTTTGTTTTTCTGCGGAGGATTCGTGCGGTCGCTGTGCTGGGATCTCGCTTAGTGTCTACCGCTGCCGCAAGGACAGTTTCGAAGACAACCTGAAGGCGTCGCGTTGACCTGTCAACTACCGGCCGCTGCTGCGGATAGTTGTTCGTCAGATTGGGATGCAGTTGCTGGCGAGATAAAAAGTCGTGCCAGAGCTTGCGGGCTTGATCCGGAGTCAGAGCGGCGATCGCGTCCATACCTACCCCTTAATGTCGCACAGGAGATCGATGCCTGCAATTGTCGGAGTAACGGCCGTGCCGGTTGCCGCATCGTTACACGCGATCGTAATGCGAATGTCTAACACATCGCCGGCAGTCAATGCCGACGAAGTGATCGTGAACGACTTGGCCGCGAACACGAGTGAGTTGATTGTCGTTGCTGCCGTCGTACAGAGATCCGATCCGATGCCTGTGATTTTGTCTATCTTGTAGCACTCAACATCGACCGTGCATGAGGATGACGCAACGGTCGTCACCATGCCTGCGGAAAGTGACAGCGTGACAGTTTCGCCTGCTTCATAGCACTCTGGAAGCTCAGTCATAAATCGAGCGTAGCGGCTTGTCGCTCCCAGTGCCTTACAGTCGCCCGCTGAAACGACCGGGGCTGTCGTGCCGAATGTGGTGCCGATCAATGCGAGATCGTCGGTAGCCGCAGTGCCAGGAAGATTTGTATGGATCGCATCCCACACTCTCATGCCAGTCAGCCGGACGGGGAAGATCGCAAGTGCGTCCTGCTTCAGAATAGACGCCCGCGTTTGTGCGGAAACGCCAGTTTCTTTGAGTGACAGCGTCCCTGAGATCCGTACATCATCGAATTGCGATGCCATGTTTTTTTCTTTCTTAGATTAACCCAAGGGCTGAGTAGGGAAGCGAGCCGTAAACCTGCGTGTGCACGAAATATGCGTTATCGGGATTCGTTTCCTGTGTGCCGTCAATTTTCAACAAGACAGGCTTCGTCACTTCCTGATAGTTGTCGTCAACAGCCCGCCCAATGAGAGATCCAGTCTTGACGTAAAGCCCTTCGTGCCGCCATCGCTTGTACCACGTCTGAGCTGGAGTCGTGCCCGCATACGGTTCGCGAAACTGTATTCGAGCGGTGACATTCCATTCTTCTTGCAACCCGCCAAAGATAAAGCGGTTCTTCGCTGAGAAGCCTACCAGTCTTGCGGTCCCCGGAGGCCACCCGAGAAACGTGTCTGAGTTCGTCGACCGTCTGTAAATCGCGATGCCAGCCGTGTTGATCGTAATGAACTTCCGCGTGATCACAACAACCTGGTCGGCGATGTCCATCGACAGCCCGTCGACTGGCTCCATGTTGGCGGTCATAATCGCCCGTCCGTTGATGTCGCGATCGATTGCTTCGGTTGTTTGTGTGTCGCTCCACTCAACATCGACAGCCGCCTCATTTAGTAGGCCACGGTAAGAGACAGTCACCACCCAAAATATCGGGCTGACTCTTTGCGGATCGACTCGCTCGCAAAACGAATTGATCCCCGTTGCGTGCCTGTCTCCAATTCGCGGAATCCCGATTGCGGCGACAATGGAATCTTCTTCGTCCCCGATCTGGCAGAGCACCTGATAGCCCTCCGTGTTTGACCACACCTGATCGATTGCCGAAAGCTTCGCTGATGATAGCGAGCCGCCTGTTTTACTCCACATTTTTGTGACGTTTTGCACTGTCATGTTACAGTCACCATTAAAACGTCCTCAGGCGCGAACTCTGGCTTCTTTGCTTGGATTTCTGCCGCTGTTGCCGTGCGAGTTGACGTAACCATAATCTGTCTAAGCGACTTCGCCGCGTCTTCCATCCAGTGCGATTGCGTGTCCACTGGACCACGTGTCAGCATTCGTGATTCCATTGCCGCCAGTGCTGGAGCTGGCCCTGTGTCCGTTTTCTTATCGGTTGTCTTTTCGGTCGTCTTTTCGTCTTTGAGTTTTGCGTCTGCCTTAGCCTTCGCGTCTGCCTCATCCTGCTTTACTTTATCAAACGCGGCTTGCTCTCCCGCCAGCTGCTTTGCTGTGACTTCGTCGACGCCCTGATTGACGAACTGCTGAACCGCTGCCGCTTCCTTGCCTTGTTCCTTTTCGATCTTTTGCAATTCCAAACGCTCGCGTTCTGCCGCTACGATGTCCTCAACCCGCTGTATTTCCCGGCGTGCGTTCTCTGCGTTTTTCTCCGCTTCTTTTTCGCGGTCTTCCTGCGCTTTCTGTCTCGCTCGCTCTTCCGCCTCCGCTGCTTTTTCAGCCGCTTGAATTGCGTCCTCTTGTTGCTTTTTCTTCTCAGCCGCCGCTTCGCGTTCCGCCTCTTGCTTCGCTTGGATTGCGTCGCGTTCTCTTAACAGCCGTTCCGCTTCGCCTTGATCTTCGGTGGTTGTGTTTCGCAGGGCATCGAGCTTGATCTGCTCTTCGCGAGTCGCCTTCATGTACTCGACTTCTTGCCGCAACGTTTCGAGATAGTTTTCAGACTTGTCTTTGGCTTCGTTGGCTTCTTTTATCAACGCATTTTCTTGAGCCCTTGCGCCGACGATCTGATTCAATTCATCTCGCTGCTCTTTCAGTCCTGCCAATCGCTCTTTGTCCGCTGTTGCTTGTTCTTGCGCGTCGATGGCGTACTGTTGACGGTTGCCGGTAATCTGCCACGAGTCGGCCCAGTCCTCAGCATCGCGGGCACTCTTTCTGGCTACAGCACCAGCGGTGTCGATGTCGCGATTTAAATCGCCCAGCAGTTTCGCGTATGCCGCTCGCTTTTCTTCCGGGTTGCGGATGAGTTCAATATCTTCCCTGGCATTTGCCGCGAGCGTTGAAGCAACTCTTTTAAGCTGAGCGTCAAGATCCTTCCCGGCCTCTTTAGCCTGAGCCATCGCCCGTTCGAATTTTTCGGTCTTCCATATTATGTCGGCTAAAACCTTGCCAACAGCGAACCCGGCACTTGCGGCCAGTCCCATCAGTCCGAGCTTGAACGCCATCGCTCCGCCTGCGCCAGATTTTGACACTTCGCTGAACTGGCCTACCTTTTCAGTGACGCCTCCAATCGTGTTGGCAAGCCCGGCAAGCTCGCTGTTGCCTGTGATGCTCGCAAGCGTAGCAAACAGATCAGATGACGCCTTGACGTTCTTTCCGCTGTCCTTGAGTGCGTCGCCGGCTTTCTTGGCGCTGACGGCAGCCTTATCTTGTGCGTCAGCTAACTGCTCAACGCCAGTCACTGCACTCGCTGAATTCGCTCCTAAGTCTGCCAGCTTGTTTAGCAGTGCCTCTTCAGCACTTGCGAATTGTTCAGCGGTTATCGCGCCCTCGGCCTGATATTGAGCCAACTCCGCGAGTTGTCGCTCATACTTTGCCGAGGACGTTTCCAGCGATCGCATCAACCGCTCGGCTTGCTGTCCGGACTTGCTCGCGTTCGCGCCGACTTCGGCCAGCTTTGCCGATGCTTGATCGTCAGCCTTGATCAGGATTTCTACAGCTTCGCTCATACCTGACCTTTCCTTCCTCAGACTGGAAAAACTGCGCCGCTTCAATGAAGCCGATCGACTGGTCTAATACGCCGCCCGCGATTGGCGGAAGTCCTTTTTGAAACAACTCAAACAGGTCCAGCGAACTGACAATCTGTGAACAAAATGAATTGGGGCATCCGTCCAGCTCAAACGTTCCATCTCGACATTCCTTGCAGCCATCGCCGTCGCATACCGGGCATTCGATTTCAACACGGTTGTCTGCCGTGCTAAGGCTCCGGCATGTTCCCCGCGTGCATGACCGGCACAACATCCCACCCCGAATCAGGGCTGCGACTCTGTACTTTTTTTTTCATCGGCCGTGATGTGTTGGTTATACATCACCTTGCGAAGCAGTTCGCGAGCCTCCTGGTAACTCAGCACCTCATGCAGGGCATCACTGCTAAACTCAATGCCGCCCATATTGGCCCATCCGATGACAACACCCGACAGCACTTCGACCGTTAACGCGAATAGATCCTTAATCGAAATGTCCGGGTTGTCAGTCCACTGATCAAGAACGTCCGCAATCTTTTGCTGACCTCGCATCGACTGCGACCGAGCATAGAACGTTGGCTGCGTTGCCTTCGGCTTGTCCACATCGATATCCAGCACGATGGGGTATTTTTGGCCGGGCTCAAGAAAAAGCGGCATTACATTCCTCAATCAAAAGCAATAGTAAGTTCGGTGTCAGCGGCACTGCCCTTTGTGGCCATCCATGTCACATCGTCGGTCATCATGTCTGACCGATTGCCCTGCTGCTTGTTTTCGAGCTGAGCTTTCGGGGCAGCGATCACGATTGACGCAAGGGCTACTCCGACACGCATAGAAAACGCTTCGGGAGTACTCGTGAGCCATTTAGCATCTCGGTCCTGCGTCGCCACCAGTTCAGACTCAGGATCTGCCGTGATGACCGGCGCACGATTCGTGACGATCGCTGACTTGTAGCCACTGCGGTCGGCCACATCGACGCATTCACGCATGATGACACTGTTACCTGCATCAACCTCCACGTTTGACGTGCAAAGATCAACCGAGTTCCAGGTGAGCACGCCTGGCGAGAACCGCATTGGCAATGTTGTCGGGTAAGTCGGGGCAATGATCGCTGTGTCGGTTTCGTTGTTGGAGTATTTGCCCGTGAATGTGAACGTGATGAACGCCACTTTTCCCGTGGGGCAACTAATCTTGAACGTGCCCATTGCACCTGAAAGCAGCGACCGCTTGCCATCCTTGTAGTGGGCAATCGTCAGTGTCTTCACGCCGTTCGCGCCCGGGCCCGACGAAACTGGCGAGAACGTGCCGGCAGTATCAACCCAGCCGCACGCAGGCAGCAGCACGCTGGCCCATGTTGGGATTGTAGTCCCGTCATAGCTCAGGTCGTGGACGATGCTGCATGTGCCCATCATGCCCTCTGGAATGCCAGCAAGGTAGTTAAATCCGCCCTGACCTTCGCGGCGAGTCACTGCGACTGTCGGCTGAATCGAAAAGTCGCGAGCGTTGTATGCACCTTCTGAGGCCGTAATTGTCTCGGCAGTGCCGACAGTAGTTTCGGTCTTGGCGGCAAATACGGCGCGTCGTCTTAGCAATGGCATGTTGTTTTCCTATGTTTTGACAAGGCCAGAAGCCCGGAGGACATTGAGATTGATTCGACGTTCGATTTGCTTAAAGAGTTCTTTTGACACTGCTTCAACCTGAACAACTTCCATGTTGTTTCCCATCCACGCACCCCACGGAGAGACGCCATATAGCTTAACGATCGGCTGTGCCATTTTTCCTTGCCGCAACCCTTTCGTCATCTTGCGTTTGTCGCCCATTCGCTTCCAAACGCCGCCATACAATCGAGGGGCAAGTTGCCCTGGCTTTGGCCCCATGAACGCCCCTGAAACCGTTTTGCGCCCGCCTGACTTTCCGATCGTATAACTCACTCCACTCTTATTCTGTTTCGCACCAAACTCCTGAAGTCCGTAACGATTTTCTTTTTTCAAGTTCACGACAGCCACGAGGCTCGTCACTGAAGCTTGAGCCCGAACACTAATCGGCTTTTCTGATGCTGCTTTTTTCAGGTTGATCGCTTCGCGGATCTGCCGCCCCATGTCGAGCCGCGTTTTTTTTGCAGTCGCGTTGATTGCTCCGGCTATCTCCTTCGTCAGGCTTTTACTCGCCTTAAGTGCTGCCTGACCAAGTCTCTTCAACTGTGCTTTATCTATTTCAATTCCGATCATGCCCGCACCGTATATGGGTTATTTTCATCCGTTCGAAACGTGATCGTAAACTTCACCATCACGCCCGAAAGTCCGCCCGTCTCTTCTGTGTATTCTTCCACTGTTCCGATTGTCGTGTTGATGGCCAGTCCGCCCCATTGATGCCAGAGCGTTGCGTTGGTGGCTGCGGTAATGATGTCCGCCCCCAGTCGGTTCCTGAACGTGTCGACTGCCACCGTGCTGGCGTCTGATGGCTTTACGATTCCCGCGACAATGGCTTCAAGGTCGTATGCCTGCGCCGGTGGATTTCCCGGACAGGACAATTCAGCGTTTGGAGACAATGCTCCTTGATGAACGTGAAGAACCAAATCCTTTGGCTGCCATGTTCCGACCCGTGTCGAGCGGTAAACATCATCAAACGCCACCGCCATGCGGGTGCGGACGTTTGCCATGATTTGCTCGACCACTGGTTCTGTCATTAGATCAAAGCCAATACGGTGACACCGGAATCCTGAGACATCATTGTCATCAGGCTAAATCGTTTTGGAACCGTTTCTCCGACCTTGCCAATCATCTCGATTTCGTCCGTCCCAATATTCACTTCTCTGGATGAGATCCCAGACCTGCACGAGTTATAAACTCGAATTGTTGCTGTCGGTAAAACAGCGTTTCCTGAGGCGTCAAAAATGGCTGGCGGGTTGCGCTCGACGATGGCGAGAATCGGACGCCTCCCGCCGCCATTTGGAAAATACACAACCGACTCCCCGAAGCTGTCGAGCAACATCGGGAACCCTGCGGCTGCAAAGTGTGAGTCGAATGTCGTTCCCATTAGTTACCTCAAGCCGTGATGTTGCTGAGCAGGTGCCCGGCTTCTGGGTAGAGAACGATTTCATCAACATCATGACGGACTCGGATCACGTCGCCGCGAACCTTTTCATCACGATAGCTTTCCACTGTGCCGCCAATTGATGATCCATCATCGGCCCAGTGGAACGTGCGGCCGATACACGGTTCACGCATATCGCCACCGGTCGCGATCTTGCAGAGCATCGCGTATTCGTTCGACCAGATTTGCGCCGGAGTAGCCGACTGGCCTTCCTTGGCGCTGTTTTTGCTCGATCCAGCGACGATGATAAAGTCCAGATCAAAAACCTGAGCCAGCATCTGAGTTGTGATGTCACTGGCCTTAATAGCCGACCCGGCACCACTCGCCGCAATGCGATCAGTTACCTGAGCACAGTTGCGAAGATTTCGGAACACGCGACGATTGATGATTAGGGCGTTTGGCCACAGGCCGGACCCGTCGTAAATCTTCTGAACGGCCGCTTCCACGTTCGTCAATGGGACGGCAGTCGCTGATGTGCTCCACTCGATCGACACTGCTGTCGTCAAGCCTGAGCCTGTCCAGGTTGTCGTGTTGAATACGGCATCCGCGACTCGCTGCTCAGCGTTTCGCAACACGGACGAAAACGCCCGCATTGTGCTAATCTGCTCAGCCTTGAAATAGTCCGAATACATCTTCGCTTCACGATCGTCGACGACTTCTTCCGCACCGTGTTCTTCGGTCGCGTAGGTCGCCTTGTCGAATGTCCAGCTTCCGCGAGCGTATCCGCTTCCCGGTGCTCGCTTCGTGTCACGCTGCTGGAGCAGTTGCTCGATTGGAATCTTGCCGAAGTTTCCGGCCTGACTCATAACGTCAACCACTGGGAACACTTCTGTTGCGACGTAGCCAGACTTGTCTGACTCTGAGTCATATTCGAGGAATGTTGCTAGATCTGGCCGCTGTGTAGACAGGGCGCTCGTTGGAGATGGCATTGCATTTCTTTCTTCCCGATGCAACGCGATTTATGAAATATGTAAAAAGTCGCCGGGCTTTGGTGGCCACCTCCACCCGGCAACGCATCGGGCTTCTTTACGAAATGGTGACGACGTTCTTTGAAAGAACGGCCCATTTCAGATTGCTTGCCATCAGTGTGATTGACGCACCAGCAAAAGCGGCAAATGTCGCTGTGGTCTTGGCCCCGCCAGTGACGCCATCGTCGAGCAATGCTGTTGCTGTGATGGTGTGAGCATTGGCGGTTTGAGAAACGACGTTCAGAATTAGCCCTTCCTGTGCAACGGTCGGGGCTGCCAGTGTCATTGCGGCGACGCCCGCTTTGGTGAGCGTTGCTGTGCCTGGAGTCAGAGCCAGCGCACCGTTGACCGCGTAGGCTGTGACGAGGTTCTGAACGATACCGTTGATCGGCATAACCTCGATGACATCGCCGTCAGCCGTTGCTGCATCACGTGCAACTCCAGCAACATTGCCATTTGCTACGCTGGAAATTTTCCCAGACGCCGCACCATAGACGTACGCCCCGGCAGTGATAGCCGCCGCTGCAACCATCTTCTTTGTGCCGTTAGCCGTTTTCAGGCGAACAGAACATGGACCAGCCGCGAGGCAGTCCGTGTCCATTGTTCCGATAGATGGATCGAGAGCACCCGCAACGGCGATGGCTCCCGGAGTCTTGACTCGCAGATGCTTGGCAACTGCTCCTGCTGCGGTGTCAGGCACCACTGAAGCTTCAAAAAACTGACTCATATTGCTGTCCTTTTGAATTTGGATGAATTGAAAGCCACCAGGCCGCAAAAATTACCGCGCGTTGAACTCGTCGACGAAAGCCTGACGAAGTCCGGGGTTATTGCGGTCTGCCAGTGCGGCCGCTTTCATTTTGTTTCCGTTGCACTTCGGCAGGCAATTTTCGATCGCCTGATTCCATCGAGCACTCGCTGACGGGCCGCTGGTGCGAGCCTTGGCAACTGGGCGAACGCCGCGTGCCTTGGCTTTTGCCTTCATGGGGTCTTCTTCGCCGTCCATTGCCTTCGCGTCGGCCGGCTTTGGCTCTTCTTCGCTGTCGTCTTCGGTGCTGATTTCAAGCTCAGCAGCCTTGTACTTGGCAAGTTCTTCCGTCATCGCAGTGACCTGCTTTTTCAGGTCTTCATTCTCGCTCATCATTTCTTCAGCGGCTGCTGAAGCGACTGAAGCGAGCGGAAGATTCCGACGCAGGCACTTGACGATGAATTTTTCAGACGCCTTTGGGAATGCTGCTTCAATCTCTTGCAGAGTTGCGGCAACAGGTTTTGACTCACTCATGGTTTTGCCTTTCGTTGAGTCGTTGTCACCGCCTGAGCCCGACCCAGACAGGGCGGCTGAAACTCTGTGCGGTATGTTCTTCACTTTGGCGAACGCTCGCCCGATGACTGGCTGACCGGCAATTCGTTTCGCCAGTCCCATTTCAACGGACTGCTCCGCGTTCAAGTATGTTTCGTTTTTCAGGATGGCTTTGATCTCATCTTCGCTCTTCCCGGATCGCTGAGCGTAGGCAGCCACCATTGACGTTTTCAGCTTGCCAAGCATTTCCGATTGGCGAGCAAAGTCTTCGTCGTCGCCTTCAACCTGTGCATAAGGGTTGTGCAGCATCATGTAGCCGTTGCTGCTGATCTCAACGTCATCGAATGCACAGGCAATGAACGAGGCAATCGAGAACGCAGATGATTCAATCGACAGAGACTTCGGTCCTTGATACGCGGCGAACGCATCGTGAATTGCGAAGCCCTCAAACACTGATCCGCCTTCGCTGTGGATCTTCACGGCGATTGGATCGATCCCGTTTTCTGGCAGTTGTTCGCGGATCATCACAGCGGAGATTTCCCCGTCGCCGCTTCCGATCACGCCATCAATTCGAATTGTTTTAGGCGATATCACTAAGCACCTCCGGGGTGTCGACAGGTGCGTCGACAGCGTCTTTGATCAATGCGTCGACAGATTGCTGAGTCAGTCCAATGCCGCCGAGGTAAACACGGGCCGCTGATTCGCTTGTGGCTCCGCTCGATAGTTCTTCCAAAACCTTCTGAATCGCTTTTCGATTGCGGTTCCACTGCTGAGTTGATAGCCCTGCAAATTCTCCAGTTGGTGCCGGAGAATCATCCCCCGTTGCAGATGATGCTGCGTTTTCCTGAACAGCAATCGCTGCCGGGTCTTGCATCGCCATTGTTGTTCCGGCTGGCATTGGCAACGCGATCAGATCCCGCCAAGTAACTGCAGGTGAATTCGGGAATGCGGCGTTGATCTTCGCGGCCTGCTTCGTCGCTGCTTCGATTGCGAATGAATTGTCAGCGATGGATTCTTCCGCGATTTCTTCCCAATCCTTGCCCCGTGCCGCGTGCAGTCTTCGCGGGGATGTCAGGCAGTTTTTCAACTGCGTCGCATCGCCTTCCGCGTCTGCCACTGGCTCGATGTATGACCACGTTGGCAGATTCCAGTTGTGGCGGAAGATCCCGTCGCCCAGCTTTCGGGCGGCTTTCTTTATTGCCGGGTCTTTGGTTTCTTTCAGATACTGGGACAGCTTCCAAATGTAGGCAGGGCGATTCAGCCGGCGAACCAAATTCATCTGATCTGCCACAAATCCTTTTCGGGCTTCATCAACAGCCCCACGCCATCCGCTGAAGTTGGTTTCGCTGCCGTCCATTAACACCAGGCACAGCGGCAGGCCAAAGTTCACGCCGATGATTTGCAGGATGAGCTTGACCTGCTGAAAATATTCTGAGTTTGGAACGTTCGGGCTGAAGCCTTGAAGCTCTTCACCAGGCTGGCCAATGACTTCCATGCCGGGCGAGACGCCTTCGAGCTGTCGTGTACCGGCCTGAGTTGTTTCTGTGGTTGCGTCTCCATAGGTACTGTCGGCAGACGGCAAACGATTTCCACCGGCCGCCATCTTGCGGAACACCGCAAAGCAGCTCACGACCTGCTGCTGAACGAGCTTCGCGAAGTTGATATCTTCGAGCATCCCGGAGATTGAAAACACCGGGGCCAACTGAGTGACTCCGCGCGTTGGGTTCACTCGCTTCGGATTGTAAACATGGAAGACTTGACGGATACCATCTTCGTTGCGAACATCGATCGGAGTGCATTCGCCGAACTGGCCGAACTCGCTCAGCTCTTCCGCGACGTGGTATTGCTCGCGACGCCCGACTCGATTCGTCGTGACTCCGAGAAACGTGTCTTCTACCTTCGACTTTGTGCGAATCAGATGTGATTCCAGAAGCTGAAACGATCCCTCCTCGGTGCCAGTGACGATGATGTCGCCATCAACCGATTCACTTCGGCAGCATTGCCGTTCAATTTCTTTCCAAGTGGTTTCGCCAGTAACGTCGCACTGGTCCGGGTCGGTCGAGAAGTCTTCCCACCATGCCCACAGTGCATTGTCGAGCCCCTTGTCGCCGGTCTTTGGGTCAAGCGTGAAGCCACTCTGAACAATGTTATCAACGCGACGATCAGCGAGAATGCCGACAAGTGCGTCGTTGCGGTCCATGTCCCGAGCTTGCTCGATCAGTTCGTAATACTTGCCTTCACTGCGGAAGTGATAATCAGGGCCACTGCCCATCGTGGAGACGCCTGTGCGTCGTCGAACGAATCGGCTGTGTCGTGTGGCGTCATAGTCTGCACGAATGTCGCCGAATGCAGATTGAATGCTGCGGGGCTGTGCGCTCATCGGTAGTTCGTCCCCGCTCCAAGGAATCGAACTGAGCTTGCTGCGCCGCCTGCCGTTGTTGCGTTGGCTGCGACGTAATCCAGTGCTCGCTTGAGCATCGTTTCGACAAACGACTTGCCGATGCTAAGCGAGCTTGATTGATTGCTGGCTGACTCTGCGCGAAGAATCAACCATCGTTTTGCGGCAGTGACGAACAGCTTCGCGCGTGCAACGCTGGCGACTTCTTCGAAGTCGGCGTATTCGAGCAAATCTGTTTCGATGTCCGCTATTACCATGCACGGACGTTAGCATGGGAAGCTTACCGAGTGGTCAACTTCCGGAAATCGGATTTATGGCGACGGAAACACCCATATTCCATCGAGTGTGAAAAGATTCATCGCCCAATCCCCGGGGTCTTCAGTATCCAGCCACGGCGCGAGAATTTTTGCCACTACTATCGCCCTGTCCCATTCCTCCTTCAGCTCGGGCGTGACCTTTTCAAAACAATGGGCCGTTATCATGTAATCTTCCTGGGTAACGCGAATGTCGCCAGAAACTGACATTGCCGCGGCAACAGCCTTTGAAAGATTTTCGTATGTGATCTCTGGCTTAGATGTCACACTGTCACCTCATTTTCTAAAATCCAAAGAACCGCCTTGGTCTTATCTGTGACTTCCGTGCCGTCATCAAGCCGAGCACCTTCATCCTGCAGCTTCCGGATCTTGTCGCTCAGAATCTTGCGATGCTTTGGCGGCAGGACAACGTCAACGCGGCGAACATGGGCCATTGATGTCACGTAGTTTTCCTCGGGGGGTGTGGGCTTCTCAATCTTTTGCTCAACAGGTCGCAACTCTCGAACTGCTTCAGTGCCGTCGATTCGTGGGAGTGGTTTCGCCATCTATCTTCTCTCCGTTGCAAGGAATGGTTGCCCATGAGGATTCACGAGCCGTGGTTTCGGTTCTGATTTCGCCTGCTGCTTAATTGGCTCCGGCTCTGGATTTACGAGCCTTAACCCAGTGCATCCGGCCGCCGCACAGGCCAGTGCGTAAGCGTCAAGCCAATGGTTGTTGTTCTTGTCGTGGACGATCCACTGACGTTTGTTAACCTTGCCATCAACTGGAACAAGTTGTTCGGACTCGCTCACCATGTGGCGGGCGAACTGCAGATGGAACTTCATGTCAGCGTGCGGCGGATCGAATAGAGCGACACTGCCAGCCAGTCGCGTGTGGTCCATGAAAGCATCGACTAAGAATCGATCCTGCCCCCATTTTTTCCAGAACTCAGTGTTGACGTTGTACAACCACAGCTCGCGGCGTTTGCTGTCGGCGGTTTTGTGTGCGTAAGATTGCAGGAAAGGCTCATAGTCGTCGGTCTGCTTCTTCTGCCGAAAACGATCCATCGACCAGCCCTTTGACGGATAGAACGGGGCTCCCATCTGATTACAGAACTCGTAAATCGATTCTGTGAAGTCCCCCGAGTCGACCAGCACCAAGAGCGGCTGAGCGTCCGCGAACACGTCACCGTCTGCGAATTGCTTTAGGCTTTCAAGAATTGCCAGTTCGATTGCCTGCTCTGACGAAAACTTCGACAGCCCGTGAGTTTCCACGACTCCATAATCCGTGACCCATGAAACCAGATCGCGAGTGCAGGACAGCTTGACCCAGTGTGATTTGTATTTACCGATGTCGATGCCGACGAAGCTGAACACCCGAGCGTCCGGAACTTCGCCCTGCTGCAATCCCGACAACTGGCCAGCGACTCGCCCCGGAGTCAGGGTTGATGTTTCCGCCTGTTCCTCTGGATCTGGGTCGTTCTGGTACTCGGCCTTGAACGCTGATAGATTCGTGTCGGCTATCTTGTTGTAGGCTTCCTGAATCGCTGAATGCACAACCTGCCGGCCGTCCTTCAAGGTGATCTCTTTGAAATTGTCGGCCAGCATTACGACGCCTGCGTGCATCGCTTCGCGGTTGGCGAGATAGAACTCAACCGCTGCCATCCCGTGCCGGTCGCCGTCTCGCTGTGCCTTCCGTCGTCGGGCGATGTATTCGTCCCACAGGTCCAGTCGATCCGGCCACGTTTGAATCCAACCGTACCGCTCGCCCTCCCAGGCTGGCTTCTGTTCCGGGTCGGTGAACTGAGCGGAAACGCAGTAGGTGTTCTGTAATGTTGTGACCATCACCATTGCCAGCGGCTTGTCCTGGCCTTCGAGCCCTTCGATATCCTTTTCAATGATTTCGATTCGATCTTCAATCTGTTGCAGGCTCTTGGCTGATTCGCGGGTTTCAGGGTCGTCGATGATCAGACAGTCGGGGCGGTCGTCGTCGATATTCATTCCGCGAAAGGCTGCGTCCAGTCCAGCGAAGGCCATTTTCACGCCGCCGAATGGTGACCACTCGCGGCCCTGTGATTTCAGAAAGTCATTCGCGTTGCCTGGCACTCTTGGCAGTCTCAGAAAGTCCGTTGAACTCCAGTTGATATGGGTGAGATGTCCATCAATATGTTGACGAGCTGCCCTCTGTGGCGCTCCTTCGAGATGTCGGACTGGTGCGCAGATTTCCGGGAAGTCTTCCAGGAGCAAATCATTGTTCCCCCATTCGTTTCGATAGTCTCGATAGATCCGCCCGGCCAGATTTGTCGTCGCGCAGATTGGCACGATGAACCGAACCAGCTCCCGAGCGGTTGCGTAGACGAGCATTCCTTTCACGATAGTTGATTTGCCTCGACCACGGGGGGCTGCAACCGCTTTCTTTCCGCCGGTCGATGCCCGGTCGTGGATTGTCTGGATGATGCGTTGATGGACTTTGCCGAATGGCTGCCGGAACTTCTTCAGCATGTAGGTTCGGAGAAACAACTCGGGATCGGCAAGGCATCGCAGGCGGCGTGATGGATTGACACACTGAGGGATTGTGATTCGCGAGGACTCGGATCGCTTGTTTCGCTTGCGGGTTGCGTCTGTATCACGGTCGTCGCCGCTCCGTGACTTCATCGCCCTGGCTTTCAATTCCACCAATGCCGCAATCTGCCTGTCTCGCGGCATCTTCGATAGCACTGACTTCAATTCCGAGGTCAGCAGCGATTCCAGCCAATTCATCGTGTCTGGTTTGAACACGAACATCAATCACCTTGTGCTCATCTTTTTGGTTTTGGCCGACCATTGAAACGATCGCCCGAACTGCCGCCATTTGAACTGCTTCATCGTCTGCGTTGTCGCGTAAGTACACGACTCGCTCGATTGTTTTTTGCATTTCCTCCGCTGGGATTTCCCAGCGATTGCGAACTGCTTTGTTGATTAGCCTCGCCTCTTGTTTGGGTGTCATTGCATTCCGGCCCCCTACCCCGGAGGAATCAGCGGGATTGAATTTCTATGAATGGCTTTTTGCCGGGTTATCGGATTTACGTATCTGAGCCCCGGCGTTCTTCTCCGGCTCCCTCGCATCGTGCCTCGTTTTCAATTGCGCCACAGGCGACGCTAGGGCCTGCCGTTTATGAATTCTGACGCCGGACTGTGTGTGCTGAAATCTGGGGCTTCCTTCGT